ATTACTAATGGGTAAGACATACAAACGGGATGACAATCCCCTGAGTAATATGTCAAATAGACCACGAAGTCTTAGAGAAAAGAGAAAACAATCAAAACTAAATAAGGGCAGAGTTTTTAACAACAACTCCGCAGATACTTCCAGGACTAAGTATCACAAACCGTAACACCCTTAAATAATAACAATGCCAAACAAATATGAGGTCTATTGTTCTCTATTAGATGAGGGTAATTTGCCACCTGATGAACAAATAGAGTTAGCACAATTCTTAATAGATACAGGACTAAATGAGCAGTTGCTTCAGTATCAACAACTATGCGACTATTTCGTACTCGAAGGTTTATGTTATGAAGTAGGATTACCTACCTAAAGTAATACTAACTCGTATCGCTACTAAATGTTAATTAGGCACATATAAAAAAGTCCTTTGAGGTTAACCTACAACAGTATAGGGACAGCTATATTATCGAAATCGCCCATTATGGTACCTAGATATAGAAAAAATCCCGCAGGAAAAAAATGTCTCAGAAGTTGAAAAGAAAATACGAAGCTGAGTACGCTCAGTTCATCGGTAAGGAGTGGAGTAAGACCAAGGGTGGTGGTTGCTTCACTCTTTTGTTTGATATGGGAAAGGAGATAGGATATCACACCTGTAAGGAAGACTATTCATTCACCGCCAAGGAGTTCCTTAGAGATCTCTGGGAAGCCGAGGATTGGACTGCGATTAAAACGTCGAGTATGGGTGAGGTATTTGATATCAGTGATCTACAAAAGTACGACATACTGGTGATGAGGTTGGAGAAAAGACTTAATCACTGTGCTGTGTACTTGGGAGAAGGGTTTATATTACATCACAAAGCGTTCTCGAAGTCTAACATAGAAGCAGTAGAAACCTATATACCTTCGACACTGTACGTTATACGAAAGAATGCATAGATTCACAACAACTATTGAAGAAGATGATGATACAGGGGAACTGTTTGTTAAACTACCAGAGTCTTTATTATCTGCTGCTGACTTAAATATCGGAGATGTGGTAGAATATAGTGTAGAAAATGAAACTATTATCTTAACTAAAGATCAATGAAAAACTCTTTTGCTGATTTAACTGCAAGTGAATTGGAAATGTGTTATGATGCAGTTAGGTATTATCAAATGAATCATATAGGACCTTTTAAACACGGACCTTATGAAACTGCTAATTCTATCTTAGCCAAACTACATTATGTAAAGACCCCCTATGACAGATCACAAGCAGTCGGAACAGCAGACTGAGTGGACAATTACTCTCACTAAAGAAGAACGTCAGCTCATATGCAACTCAGGCGGTTGGTGTTTGTTATACAAGGCTGAAGTCTGTGGTGGCAAACCCCTTGAGAACGTTCAGAAGACGTGGAGATCAATCCGTGCTAAACTAGAAGCTCCTGAGAAGGGATTCATAGAGTAGTAAACCCCTCTGAAACCTTACCCCCGCGAGCGTCGTAACTAACTATGAGCTTTGACTTTGATATTGAAGATGAATACTTAGATGCTAAGTCTCTTTGCATACTGCAAGAAGAGATGACTAGCGATAGGTTCAACTGGAATCTATCTACTAAGGTGGAGGATCGTGCTCTTGATATGCTATTTCCGAACGTAGGACTTTGGAATTGGCAACTATGTAATGTAATGTATTCTAATGGACGACCTCTAACTGATGAGTATGACCTTGTACTGCCCTTAATTAATAGGATCTCACCGCGTGCGTTAATACGAGTAAAGGCGAACCTAGTCCCTATAACTGAGTCTAGGAGAGAGTACGAGTTTCATACGGATTTACATCCAGAAGGGTATGAGGGTGCAAAGACCTCGATCTTCTATGTAAATACTAATAATGGTTTTACTTCCATACGAGATGAGATAACTGGTTTTCAAAGAGATGTTGAGTCTAAAGAGAACAGGTTACTTAGTTTTCCACAGGAAGTAATGCATAGGGGTACCTCTTGTACTAATGCCTCAAATCGTATTGTTATCAACCTTAACTATTTTTAAATGATCGGATCCGAAATGTATGCTATCAGAGACTTGCTTCTCTCTTGCCCACCTGTGTATACCCTACCAGGTACGTGGACTAAGTGTAATGCTATAATTCCACACTATAATGCTAATCCTAATGCAACGTTTGCTATTTCTATTCTAGTGATCCTTATTCTGGGTACTGGTTATGGTCTATATAAAGCGTTCTTTGATAACAAGGAGTTAGCAGATCCTTGGGATGATCACGATGATTGATTATGAGAATGTTAATTGAACCGTTCGGACCTAAGATACTCAGGTCTTTTCTACCTGAGAAATACAGACAAGCTTTGTTAGCAGATGCATTTAATATGGACGATGATGCATCTCCTATCCTTGCAGGTCAAGTTAATGAGCAGTTATACTTCTATCCCGAAGAAGGGATAATGACTCCTTTTAACTATGCAGTGCACGAGTATCTGGGAGAACAAAGATTACATACTATCGAACCCTTATGGGTAAACTTTGCAGTAGCAGGTGATTGGCAACCTGTACACAACCACGATGGTGACTTAAGTATGGTTGCATTCCTAGATGTGCCAAAAGGTATTTACGAAGAGACTGAGATAGCAGGTTCCTTGTTCTTTCAGTATGGAGAGAGGATACAACATAATAAGAATACTTACGGACCTATTAAACCCCAAGTAGGAGAGTTCTTTATCTTTCCTAGTTGGTTAAACCATTATGTGTATCCTTTTGTCTCGTCGGGACAGAGGATCTCACTCTCAGGAAACATTTACACTTAACTATGGAACTTTTTATTATCTTTGGAGGTGCTTATGCACTCTACACAGTTGGTATGGCAATCGCTACTGAACTAGACTATCGTGCTGCTAATAAAAAATGAGCGACATACCTGAGTTTGAAAACTATCAAGACGAACTAGAATGGAGATTCGTAAAGATTGCGGAATCTATTAAGTCTCTTGCTATTAAGATAAAGACTGTAGAAGGATTCTTTGGAAGAGGATCTTCAATGATCCAGTATAAGATACCTGGTAACGATGACTACAGTGATCTTGCTAGTGTGTTTGACGATCTGTATGACCGTCTAAATAAGATTGAAGAAGACATTGCTATAAATGGGAGCTTACCTGATCGAAACAGGTCGGAGTTATCAGAACCCGATTGATTCACACGATTATAATCGTACCTATACTGCTGCGGATTCACCTCATATTGGTAATCTTGTAACGTCAGGTTCTGATGGAGAGATGTCAGTTGATAAGAATGCGACAGGCGGTACATATACAATTACAACTGGTGGTGGTGCTGGTTCTTATCAGTTTGGTAAGGATGAGGTCTATTATATTGGTACACAACAAACAACACGAATAGAATACGCATACGCAGAAAGAAGAGAGATATATCGTTGGTATTCTGGTAGGAGAAACGATCATCTATACTATGATCAAGTGGATTTGGATGATAGTTTACCTATGAATCCAAAAAGATATAATAAAGAACCACGTAACGGAAGAGAAGTCTTCCTATTGTCAAAAGATAGTCATACTGGTAACACTCAGGTATATTTGCATTATGATGCAGCAAACTTTAATTCATATCTATCAACCAGTAGTACAGGTGCACTAAGATCATTAGGTTATATTTGGTCATCACAGGCTGCTGCTGACACTGCACAGATTGTACATCCCTCTGAAGACCTACTACCTCTATACCACTATCGTAGAGCTAACCCTGTTGACGACCTCTATACTACAGATCCTACTAAAGAGACGAACATACAGACAGATGTGTCAGGTGTTCCCAACTCCCCTAATCCAGGAAATCAAGAATATCAGTATCAAGGTATATACGGATACGTGTTCTCACGTACTGCTCCACGCTATAGAAATCAATATGTTGACGTAGGTAAACCAATAAACACTGGTGAAGTGAACAGATCTAACTGGTATAGTTGGTCAGGAGGGTATAATGAGGACGCATATAACAATTCTTCGCCTCCTGCAAGCACTTTAGGTTGGGGAAATCCAGATAATGCTGAAATAAACGACTCAAAAGCGAATTTTGAGTGGTTTTATGGCAAAAATGGAGCTGTAAAGGCGTGTTTACCCAAATTTTTGGGTTTTCACGATGCTTTTGAGGGTCAATTCGTCTATTATCTGTATGATACGACATTTCCGTTCTCAGGACCGATATATGGTATTAATTTAATTACAACTGATGCTCCTTGTAACCCATCAACTGCTGATTGCCCTCACGATCCACATACATTATACCATTCTTACTACTATGAGATGCGTCAAGACGCTTGGGAGACCAAAAAGACGCATATTTCAGTAGATACACCAGGTCAAGATGGTTTATCCGAATCATTTTGGGCTGTGGGTACTGATGATCAGATGGTATTCTTTAGATACACTACAGAGACTGGTTTCTTCGTACCTGGTGAACAAGTAAATGGGTGGTTAATACAGTCAGTGCGTTACTTTGGTGATGAACTGCGTTGTGGTTTTATGAGATTGCAGACTATAGCAGGTGCAAAAGGTAATGTATTCACTTATCAACAAACATTTACCTCTACAAACAGTGGAACTGCTTCAATATTGGCAGGTTACGGTATTCCTGATAAAGCAGCATTCTTCGGTGTGTATGAATTTCCTAAGAAATTGTCCTATTATAAAGCAGAAATCGATAATGATGCACTAATACCACAAAGAAACTTCGATGAAGCAATTTTACAAGCGTATGTAAGTGAAAAAGGGGAGATTGAAGAGATAGAAATTATCAATGCAGGTAAAGATTACAAAGATCCTGACATTATTATCTCTATTCCAGACATTAGAAGAGTGGAAGGGTTCACTGATACTGCTACAAACATCCCAGAAATGTTTGTTGATGGTATTTCTGGTGAACCTCAGCTCAATTTTCAGACTACAGAAGACTTTGAGCAATCAAATAAGGCAGGTAGGGAGACAGTTACACATCTTGAAAAGCAAAAATGGGAGACAGATGCAGGTTATACTAAAAGTGTAAAGCAAGCAAAGGCATCTATCATATTAAATGAAGAAGGATGTATCAAAAGTGTAACCATATTGGAACCTGGTGCGGGTTATCAACCAGGTGAAGAGGTTGGTGTGCGTGTTGTAGAGCGTGATAAAGAGACTAGAGAAGACACATTCGTTGGAGAAGACACCAAAAATGTCCAAGCGGAGTTAGATAATTCATTTGATAGTGACGATACACCGAAGGAAGTAAGAGATGCATTAAAAGATCCAATGCGTATTATGAAGGAAGGATTATCTTCCATTGATACAACTATATCAACAGACTATGTAACTGGGTATATTGGTGTAGCAGATCTTGAAAAAGATGAAAAAACTAAGTTCTGTGACAAGATTCCTTCAGAGTGCTTATCACCTGACCTAGGAAAGAACTGGTATAGACTTGGAAATATCATAAATCCAGACACATATGTCGGAGGAATCGCTTCTTCACCAAATTCCACTCCAATAGCAAATGAATTGACTAAGTTTTTAAGTCCATCTGTAAGTAATAATGTTGCACATTCAAACTATTTGGAAGAAAAGACCTCAAATGGTCTGCCAGGTATGTTTGGTGGTGCTTGTTTAGAGACATTCCAAGCAAAACTATACGGAGTGAAAAGATTTTTTGATGTACCTTGCCCTATGACTGGATATGATCAATACGGAAAGTACAAAACTTTTGGATTTATCCCATACAAGTATTGCGGAAGTAAACAAGAAAGTGCACAGGTACGTGTTTCTATTAGTGTAGAGGGTGATGTATCTAAAAAAGGAGAGACAGTTAATCAAGCGTTCCTTGATTGGTTGGAATCTCTACCTAAACCTACACTGACTAGACCAAGACCTGTTATGGATGGTAATACTGATAAAACAACCAAGTCACACGCTTGTAATCGTGGTGGTGATGTGAATGGTCGTTGCTTTGCTACAGGTAATGGTACATATAGTTTTGTTCCTGAAGCAGGTGATGAGAATACATTTGACTTTGTAGGAACAGAACTAGAGAAGTTAGCTACGTGGGTAGGTCCTGGCAACTATAACAGTTACGGAACTGGTACAGTGGAGATTACAGACACGATGTTAACGCCACCTAATGACACGTATTCGCACACCTATAACACAATACAATTTGCTACGTGTACAAATGGCAAGTTTCCTAATCCGTGCTGGCACAATTTCATTGCTGATGGCGTACTTGATGTTTATAGTGGATATGATGAGAACGGTAATGGGCTTGCATCTGATAACATATGCACAGGACAACCTTTCTCAGACCCATCTACGTGGGTGCAGAGTAGTGTCTTAAACTCATATGGTGAATGTGCTGCATTGCAGAACATTGTGCACTCTACTGTGGCATTTGACACAGGTAAAACTAACGAAGATAATCCATACATAGAACTAGGACCGATAAACGGTAATATGCACTGGGTCAACTACCTTCCTGGTGCAACACATCTATTAACCCAATCATTAAAGAGATATGGTAATCCGTATTTCGACGAATGCGATATAATTGAACCTGAACAATAATGGCATTAGGAGTCTTAAAACCAGTTGCGAATCATAATGGGTTACCTGACACAGGTCACGGTATACCTATTCCTTCGACTATTCATAGTACACAACCTTGTAATAGTCCTCCTATTGAATTACCAATTATTGTTAAGGACAAAACTTGTTTATGGCCACCAACACCATTGGTTCCATTAACTGCTCTCAATCCAATGCGAGCAACAGTATTGGTAAATGGTTTGCCAATTATGATTAACTCTGATACTTTTACCACACACAGAAGTATCACAACCAATATTATTAACTATGTGTGCCCTTGTGGTAAGGCAATGTGCATTATACCGACTCCTATTAACTGTAGTTTGCTTACTATGGAAGATATGAAGGGAATTGGACACGGAAGAACACTATGGGCAACTACATTTACTGTATTTGCGTTCAAAATTCCTATTGGTCGTCTTACAGACCCATTAGGATTCGGTGTAACTGGTAAATCTTGGCCGTGTTCGTCTGCTATTGCCTTTGGAAGTCCAAATGTATTGGCAGGTTGATCTAAATATGCTACAATCCTACTAGATCATTATTTTTTATGGCAGTCTATTCGAATACAAACCTATTGAAGGAACCTAACCCTAAAAAAACACGTCAAGGGATGGGAAAACATAGCAAATTAAGTGCAACTTCACGTAATCAAAAGCGTAAGAGGTATCGAGGGCAAGGAAAGTGACTAAATAGACATATAATGTCAATATTAACGCTTAATGGCGTATCGGTTTAACGCAGAAAGAAATTTATCACGTCAATTCCGTGACCTCAGTATAGGGATGAAAGCAAACCCCAATACTGAGGATTTTTCTATTGTAAAGAATCAGAATGCTATTAAGCAAGCGATGAAAAACCTTATCCTGACAGGATTTGGTGAGAGACCATTTCAACCAACTAAAGGATCTCGTTTACGTCAGATGCTTTTTGAACCTTTTGATGTGTTTATGTCAGAAGAACTTAAAGAAGAGATGTTTAACGTATTAAAGACTTTTGAACCTCGCATCGTGGTTAATGAAATAAGAATGATACCTGGTGAACCAAATGAACTAGAAGTGGAAGTTGATTACACCATTGTAGGAGAGACCCTCATACAAACTGTTGATTTCTTATTGGAGAAAGTATAATGGCAGCAATTCCATCCAATTTAACCTCGTTAGATTTTACAGAGATCAGAGAATCTATTCGATCATATCTAAGAACAAGAGATGAGTTCACAGATTATGATTTTGACGGTTCTGCTGCATCATATCTTTTAGATGTTTTATCATATAACACTTATTATGCTTCATTCACCGCTAATATGGCGATGAACGAGGCTTTTCTCGAATCTGCGACTATTAGAGATAACGTTGTTAAAATTGCAAAACAATTAAACTATACACCACGTTCTGTAAAAGCACCAAAAGGATGTGTGCGATTTGCAGTACAAACTACTGTAATTGGTAATAGCACAGACTATCCTAGTAGTGTAACTATGATTGCAGGTGATGTATTTGTTTCTACAACTGCTGGACAGGGATATACATTCACATTGCCAGAGAATTTAGTTGCTACTGTTGATCAAGCAACTGGAATCGCAACATTTACACAAGTTGTGATCTATCAAGGTAATACATTAGAGTATGAGTACGTTGTAGAGGACGTTAAGAAGAGAACATATCTAGTTCCATCAGATGCTATTGATACTGACCTATTAAAGGTCTCTATTGCACCTAACGCACAGTCTGAAGAGATTGACACATATAACTTAGTAGAAAATATTGTTGATGTTGATGGAACTACTCGTGGTTACTTCCTTGAAGAGACTGATGACCAAAGATACAACGTAGTTTTTGGTGACGGAGTTATCTGTCGTCAGTTAATTGCAGGTGAGGTTATTAAACTTAAGTATGTGAAGACAGAAG